AGGATAAACAGCAGAGAAGGAAAGAAATTCCTGATAAAGATAAGATACAACAGGATTGACGCGATGGGCGAAGCATACATGGTCGGGAAAAAAGAAGGGATGAAAGTGGCAATTGATATAGTCATAAGCACTATGGAACCAAAGAAGGGAATTGAATGGTTGAATAAGCTAATAGAGAAGTTGAATGAATTGATGGTTTCATGCCCATCAATAGAAGAAGATATAAAAGAGCCAATAAAGAAGGAGGGGAGATAAATGATAAATCTGAATCGTATAGAATATAGGCGTCTTGTAGCAGAGGATGTTGTGTGGCTGAGAAACAATGCAAAGGACTGTCTTGAAAGAAAGCGTATAATAGAAGTATTGGACAAATCAGTCGACCTGTTATATCCACCAATAATAGAAGAGGTGACATCAGAAATACAAAGACGATTAAAAGATATACAGGATGAGGTCAATGAGGAACGATGGGAAAGGGAAGACAGAAAGGACACCAAAGAAAATCAAGTCGAGAGAAAAAACGGAGGGGCAAAATGAAAACATTCGATGAGTGGATAGCGGGAACAGAAGGAAAAATGGTATTGATAAAAGTAAGCGTCAGCCAGGCAGGTGGAATGAGGGCGGCATATGAAGAAGGGTCAAAAAGAACAGAGCAAGAAGAAACATGTCTTCCATGGCATTCCCTGGAAGGATGGGACATTGTGGGAATGAATCATTATCATGTTGAAGGAAAAAGACATCTATATGTGGCAATGATGAAAGAAGATAGAATCATCAAGGCGGAAGGAAGGGATGAAAAGAAAGTATTCAAGAGATTAAAAGATCAAGCAAGGATACCCCAATTAGAGAAGGATTGAATAGAAAAGAAAGAAGGATCAAAGGAAACCGAATAAGTAAAGGGATACAAGATAATAAAAGCATATTTCAATAGATAGGGTTGAACAGGCATAAAGTAAGGGACATGACATGTATAAGGAAGACTATGTAAGGACTAAAGAGAATGACAAAGGTATAGGGAAAGGGGAAGGGGGATTCCCGCGCCATCCCTGCGCCGACATCCACTGCCCTGACAGGACTTGAGGCAAAGGGCTTATACTTTGATAGCCTATATAAGGACAATAGAGCCTCGGCCATGTCTCGCTTGTCAGACAAGGGGTTAAGGGAGGGTTATATGAAAAGAATCAGGCAAGAGAACATAATTCCCATCAGCAAGAAGGCAATGGGCATGATCGATCAGTTCGTTGAGGATTACAAGAAGGGAGACATAAAAGACGCTATCATAATCCTCAACAGGGAGAACGGGGAGCCGGAGTACATGCCCTTGACGAACTCAGACTATTCCACTATGGGATGGCTGCTGTTTCAGGCGATGCAAGGCTTGTTCTACGAGCAGATGATGGGGGAAGAGAACGATGGGGATGAATAGGCTCGATGTTATAAGCGCGCGCCCTTTCTACAAACAGATCTGGTTTTTGGATTCGGGGGCAAGTGGGTGTTCCGCCCCTATATTTTATAACTTTTTTGCCTTTTCCCGTTCACGTGATTTTTTATTATTTTTTTTGGAACTTTTTTATCAATCTCTAACTGCAAAGGAGAATGATCATGAAACATAGATTCGAATTAGGAGAAGTTGTCAAGGACAAGATCACAGGCTTCGAGGGCGTCGCGATGGTGAGGGCCGAGTATTTTACGGACTGCACACATTACGGGCTATGCGCGAGATCGTTGGAGAACGGAAAGACGATCGACTGGCAATGGTTTGACGAGACCAGGCTTGTCAAGGCCGACAAGATGAAGGTGACGAAGGAGCCAAGGGCGGGCGAAAAGCCAACCCGTTTAATCCCGACCGGCGGACCTTGTCCGGCAGGCCCGGAAGCATAGGCCATAACAAAGGAGGAACAAGATGAAGATAATAATATCGTTAGGGACGAAGCGCCTTGAGCTTGAACCGGAAACCCAGTTTGAAAAGGAGGTGATGCGCAAGTATTTCCAGGACTCGACGGTGGAGGGCATATCGCACAAGGACGGAAAGCTGTCGATCAAGTTTTCAGGCCCGGCAAGCCATAAAGGGGTATAAGGAGGACAACCATGGAAGAGCTAAGCGAACAAACGAAGGAAGACGTGCGGATAACCGTCGAGGACGAGGAAAAGACAAATGCACAATGCCCGGACGGAACCCAGCTGGCCAAGACCTCATATGAGACCGACAGCGATTTCATACGCGAGATAAGGCAAAAGCCGTTGAAGGACATATTCCGCGTCATGATGAAGATGAGCTGCAACGAGATGATATCGAGGCTGGCCGTGTTGCTGTTCGGATGCGTAGTGACATACGAAAGAATAAGGGACAAGGAAACGGACAGGATATTGGAGGAAAGGATCGTGATAATCAAGGCGCGGGGAATATTGCATGAGACTTTGGCCGGCCTGATAGAGCATGCGTTCCGGAAACATAAGAAGCCTGTAAAGCAGAAAAAAGGAGGCAAACCATGAAAGTGAAAGTGGGAGACAGGACTTATGACGGCGAGAAAGAACCTGTGATGGCGATGCTGTCAAAGGACGACAAAAGGAACATAACAAACATGCTTCCAGAAACAGAGAAATATTGCTCTTATCCAGACACGGAAGAATGGACAGGAAACCATTTCAGGAAAATAAGAAAATGGATGGGGATATAAATGAAACTTGAACTGACACAGAATTTCCTGGACATGATCCTTTCGCATGAGGAGGGATGCCTGGCTGCCGTCGAGCATTACATCGAGCACGGAACATACGATCTGAAACGCAACTATACCTTTACGGATCAGAGCGTGACAGATGTCCAGGCATTCCAATATTTCTGCTCGGAGCTCAGGGACAATTACAACAAGAAGCACCATCGGGAAAAGAAACAGCATCCCCGACTGTTCAGATGTCTGCAAAAACACGGGATAAAGGACGAGGAGGTTCTGCATTGGTATATTTGGGAGTTCCTGGGGTTCAACATACCGAGGATTCACGTCTGCAAGCTGTACAACCCTAACTATGGAGACCTTGACTATCCGCATTGCGCCCCATTCGACTATGTAAGGGACATGTTCTTTGAGCTGGTAAGAAATAGCATCGCGTTCGCCAACAGGACCGGAGGCAAGACAAGATGTGTCGCCATACTGAATCATCTGGATATGGCGTTCAAGGACGGATGCGAGGTGGCAAGCGCGGGAGCTATATTGGATCAGGCATCAAAGGTGTATAGGTATTTCATGGAAGTCCACAGACATCCTACATTGGAAAGCTTATGCGCCAAGCCTCCCACAAAAGGGCTGACCTTGTACAATAACGACAGCATGCTGGAAGTGGTGACAGGAAGCGTCAAAGGATTGAATTCCCCGCATCCGCAGAAGGCCCGCATTGACGAGGTCGAACTGATGGACTGGAACGTGTTGCAGGAAGGATTGTCAATGTCGGTGTCAAAAGAGGAAGAAGGGATAACGATCATAGGTCAAAACACTTTTTTGTCGACGAGAAAATACGACACCGGGACATTCCAGAGATTGTTGGACGAAGCAGGAGAAACCGGCAACAAGATATATTGCTGGTGCATATGGGAGGTGCTGGAAAAATGCACAAGAAAATGCAAGAAAGATCCCAAATACAGGGATTGCCCGATATGGGAAAAATGTAAGGGCTTGGCGCATAAGTGCAGTGGCTGGTACAAGATTGATGACTGGATCGACAAGGCAAGGGCGATAAGCAAGGATGTATTGGAAGCGCAGTGGCTGAATAAAAGGCCGTCACGGGAAGCACTGGTATATGGAGAATATTGGAGCAAGGACATTCATATCATTCCAAACAAAGAAGCATTGCTGCCAAATCCCGACAAAAGAATAATCATGTCGGCAATAGATTTTGGAAGCAGCCCTGGGCATCCGTTTGTATATCAGAAGGCATGGGTTGACTATAGCGATATAGACAGGGCAATGGATGAATCTACAGGCACAAACAAGCCTTTGGTTTTTAAATTGTCATTTTACATAATTTATGAATACAGGGCAGGAAGCGGAACAATAGCCACTCATGCTGCCAGAATAAAATCATCTCCTGAGTTCTTTCCTGGTGAAATAATATTTGCCGATCCGAGTGCAAAACAGGCAAGGCTTGATCTGGATGGTTTATATGCCTTGCCTACATTTCAAGCCATAAATGATATTGAAAATGGAATTGATTTGGTCAGGGCACATTTGGAAGTCTGGCATGACTATGCCGTGGATCAGGACAAGAGCTGGTATTATATTGTTGAGGATTATTATGATTGTGACGACGAAAATATAATCGGAACAGACAAGGAATTTGAGAAATACAAATATCCGAGACAACTGGACGGCAAGGTGAGCAGGCGGTTGCCTTTGAAGACAGAAGATCATGGAATGGATTGCAGCAGATATCTTATTCAGTCGGCTTATGAGATCATAATGGATATTGCAATGCCTGTTGAGGAGCAGATTGAGGAAGGCGGTTTTTGGTTTGAAGATTGATTTTTATTTTTTCAAAAAGGTATCTTTTTTTATATTATATAGAAATAGGGGAGGAAAAAATAATGTTTGAAACATACAAATTAAGAAAGCAACTTGAACAAGATCAATTAAAATACAATCGGGCAGAATTGAATATGGCCGAGGAAATGCTAAGCCGCCTTGCAAGTGACGCCAGAATTGCCAGGGATACGGATAGTAAAGACTGGTGGCTGACTGGTCAGGCTGGTGGAACATTGGGCATGTCGGAAACAGAAAAGATGATCGATCACAATGAAATGCTTAGTCAGGCATACAAAGCATTTCATACCAATCTGTTTGCCAGAGCCATAGTCAGAAATCTGGCAAAGTTTGTATTGGGAAAAGGGCCAAAAGTAAGGGCGAAGGATAAGAATCAAAAAGTTCAGGAACATTGGAATAATTTTTTGATTTTAAATAAATGGTCGTTGAGAGAAAAAGAAATGGTGACAAGGACATTTCGAGACGGTGAAATTTTGATGCGAAAGTTTCCTATCACGAATCAGAGTGATCCTAATGCCGGCCTTATGAAGATTCGTTTTTTGAGAGCCAATAATATTAGGAATCCATCCTCAGAAGATATGTTTAATAAAGATGAAAATGTTACCTATGGAATCGGGACAAATCCAAATGATATAGAAGAGCCCATTACTTATTACTACTGTGATCAGGAAGGGAATCTAAAAGAAAAAATTCCCGCCAAGGAAATCATTCATATCAAAATATTTGCCGATTCGGATGTCAAGAGAGGAATGAGTTTTTTGCTTGTGGCGATGCCTATGATCACAAAGTACATGGATTGGATTGAGGATCGGATTGTCTTGAATAGGGCAAGGTCGGCGATTGCTTTGATACGCACAGTTGATGCAGGGGCGGGAACAGTTCAAAGTATAAGGGATGCTCAACAGACAGAACATACAGATGCAGACAAGTACAAACAAAAGGCTCTTAGAAGAGGAACCGTATTGACTGCAAGCAAAGGTGTTTCTTATCAGATGCTCAGCCCCAAGATTCAGGCGGCGGATGTTAAAGATGATGGCAGGGCAATGCTTCTTGCTGTTGCGGCGGGCAGCGGGTTTCCTGAAATGATATTGACCTCAGACTATTCCAATGCCAATTATGGAAGTACAATGGTCGCACAGAATCCTTTTGTCAGGGAGATAGAGGATTGGCAAGACACGTTTGAATTTTATTATACTCAGTTTTTCAAAGAAACGA